TAGGGAAAACACCCCATCAGCATCAGCCCCTGTTCCGACACCTGTTCCGTAGAACGTGTCGGGATCTAATACCATGTTGAAAGTCACTTGGTTGGTTGCTGTAGTTGATACAACAAACTCCGAAGAGGTATCTAATTGTTTCCAACGATACTGCCCATTACTATTATTTACTGTTACATCCTGCAAACCAGGTAAAGTAATTGCATTGGTGTCTATATCACCTGCATATGCGATCTTTATGGTTGCGAAGTTGCCAGTGCCTGCTACGTTAATATTTGCCACTATAATTCTCCTTATATAATTGTGGTAAAGCGATACGTTGCACTAGTTAATAACATATCATCTAGGTAGGAAGTTGTGATATCACACTCCCTATTATATGTTTCTGTTATCAATGTTGTGTTTTTAGCATCGATTATTGATTGGGTGATTGATTCATAATCAATCGGTAAGGTTTTTGCATCATTAATTACGAAAGCCGTTACTGTAATGGTGGTTTTTACGACATCACTACCATTTAATACTTGAAGTACTGATTCCTGAACTGTTTGATCTTTATCAAAATAGATTACTTTTGGATTGATACTGTAAAGCGGTGTCCCATTTTCTGTCCATGGCAATTCATTAGATACAGTATATGTACCCAATGCTTCCCCCTGTAAATGTTGAATTACTTCATTCCTCATCTTTCTAAATGGAGTTTAACAGTTGATTGTTGAACTTCTGTGTCTTCGATAACGCCTGATGCATTCGCATCATACCAATCACCATCGACTAATAGTTCTTCCATCAACTCAGTAAACCTACCCCTATAATATTCTATCTTGTTATAATCAGCACTTGATTCATCAAAATTGGCTACTTTGGGTAAAATATATTGATACATGCAAAAATATATGCATAAATCAGTAAAATCATCTTCCCTTAATATCAATGATGTATCAAGTGATTCTGGAACACTAGAGTCTGTATAAGTCTTCCACCAATCACTGGCTTTTAACTTATTCAGAATCCTAGTTGTACTTCTGCGTAAATTGCTTTCTATTTCTAATGATGAAATGCCCTCATTCATGGCAAACAACCTCTCTTCAATGCTTAACACATCTTGAAATGTTGCAAAACTTACCACTATATTATTTACTATTATGAAAGGCATCTCAATCTACCTTAATCCGCAGAACCAATTAACTGTACACCAGCAGCAGCATTTATAATGCCACTACCAACCACAGCAGATACAACTAAATCAGTTGCCTTGCCCTTCGCAGATCTTTGCTGTTCGATCTCAATACCACCTCGCATTGCAACACCAAGTGCCTGTTTAACGAAGATTGCACCGACCGACTCGAAATCAACATCAGGTTCATCATCGGTGATCGCAACAGATGCTGATTCATATACATCAACACCAGCAATTGATCCAAGGTAATATGCACCAAGTACTCGTTCACCACCCGCTAATGTACCTGCTAATGCAGTCTTAATCGGTAATGCAGCCATTGGGTTTAATACAGCACTATACTGTCCAATATATCCTGCACTACGCAATAGCGATGCCCCTCGCATAATGTCAGCGATGCCTAAAGCAGCATCAATAGAACCTACTGTTCCACCTGTGAATGAACCGAAGTTGGCAAATGCAGCCTCATCAATTCCTTGTGCTACTGCTAAACCTGCTTGCATTCCTAAATCATTCAATAGGTTAGATGCTGTTGCACCCTCATCCATATCTTTGATTCGGTTATAAACACCCAATTCAGTCATTGAGATTGATGCTGATGTTGCACCTGTCCCTGCATCAGCGAATTCATCTGTTCCGCCGTCCTTTCCGAGGGCTGTCATTGATGCGTACATTGGTACTTGAACTGTATTGCCTGTTCCTGGTGCCACATTATAAGCAGTTCCTACCACTCGTGCTATTGCGTTCTCATATGCAGCAAATTCTGCTGCTGTGATGATTGTTCCAATCATCTGGTCTGTAATTGTGTTTGCCATTTGTCTTTCTCCTAGTTAATGGTTTTATATCAACCCTGCTTCGGCTTGATACTTTTTAAATTTGCCCCTATCGGAAGCCTTTGTCATATCTAATTGGGTAGGATCAAATGTGTCACCATTTATATTAGTAACATTCCCTGAACCACTACCCTTTGGACCTGCTTGTACAAAATGTGGGTTTGTTTGTAAGAATTCCTGAACTAAATCCCCAACCTGCATAGTATTACCGTCTTCGGTATATCTGATTTGATTGGTGGTTGTGTCAAGCACTTCAACATTTCCACTATTAAGTTTTACCTGCCCTTGTAATAATTGAACTACTTGATTTGGATTGATTGCCTTTAATTGAGAAGCCTCATTTAATAAAGCACCATTAATCTTAATATCCCTCAGTTCACTATTCAACGAATTAATCATATCATCCTTTTTGGCAACAGTTTGTTTCAATAAATCATCGAACTCACCCCTTGCTTTCTTGGCTTCTACTACTCGTTCCTCATCTGCTGTTACCAAAGTATTATATTGGTCTATATCAACGCTTGAATACTTCTTCTCGTATTGATTCTTAACCCTATCTACTCGTTGTGCTATGAGTTTATTCACATCCTCTTGTGTGAATGTTGCTTCCTGATTTAATGAAGTATCAGTACCTTCTTGTGTTGCCGTTTGATCTGTCGTTTCAGTTGTCATAATTTTCCTCTTTGACTATGGAGTAAGACCGGTTATTAACCGTATGTTTTGTTATCTATTATTTATACTTATAAAATTTTTTATACTACTACTACTTCTTACTTACTTACTTACTTGCGTGTGTTTTACTCCCATTTAATTCCTCACAGAAATGCGTATGGTTCTAAGTGATGACGGCAATTATGTCTGCTTATGTAAGTGAAAATATAGGTGGCCATTTTACATCTCTCTACTTAGGGGATAAACACGAAAATGGCCACCTACATCGTTCTATATCAACCACTTACGAAATCAGTTTTGACCAACCAACTATCAATGACTTACGAACATCACAGATATCACTTTGGTTCTAAGTGATGACGGCAATTATATCCGCCTCGATCCAAAAACGGATCACTGCCTGATTTACCAGACCATGATGATTGCCATTCACTCATTAATTCTGATTTGGTATATTCATTTCCAAGATGATTTGAACACCACGATCTGGTCTTGTCGTCACTAGGACCAACATATTTCCATTTTTTAATATCTGCTTTACCACTTATATAAGTTACGATGGTAGCGGTGGATTTATAGAATGTATCAATAATGGTTGCTTTTGGATTACCAATATTACTTTTAATAATATCATTTGAAGTTACAATAATATTAGCAATACGACTCCCAACGATAGATGCGTTATAAATTGCTGCATTTAATTTTGATTTTATAAGGGTTGCTTGTGATTGAAATTGGGTTACTGCGTTCTTCCTTACCTTATTCAGTACTCGTTTATCTATTTTCGTACCTTTCAGGGAGGGTAATGTCAATAATAATAACCATGCTGTGTTGAATGAGTTTACAGTATCATTAATTACAGGTGTGTATTCGTCTTCGTATATGCGATCTATTTCTGTTTGGATAGAGATAGCATCAGTGGGAGTTAGAGTTGTATAATTAGAGAGTAATTTAGTGACTTCTCGTTGTATATTACCCAATGATATATCAAATGATCTTAGGTATGACTGATATAATTCTTCGACTTTCTCTTCATATGTCATACAAGTCCTTCATCGCTGAATATAGCCTCATCATCAATTTCTGTATAGATTTGGTCTAAATCTTCTTCATCGGATACTAATACAGCAATCTTCTTCATAATCGTTTTGTTAAATGTAGTACTATTGATACCAGATGCTTTGGCTTGTTGTAAGAATGTAAGATCATTATATTTGTCTCTTGTATTAAATGAATTTGGATATTCAATCGTGCCATCCCATTTAATATTTTGCATGTTTGCTAATATTTTGAACACTTGTTCTTCTGCCAATTCTAAATTGTCTGCTTTTTCTGCCAATCTTGCATTGAGTAACCTGAATTCGGTCTCCATTGCAACCCCTGACATTGTTTTGCTTTCAATTGCACGAACAGCACCTACATTAGCCATTCGATTGATTGATTCAACCTTATCAACAATAGCAGCACGAATGCTATCTAATGACTGTGAGGTTGGTTGTAAGAGGTATGGAGTTAACCCAGGGTCTAAGTCCTCTGGCATCTCAACAATGCCACCAGCACCTGTTCCTACTCGTGTATCGGCTGTCTTTGCTAATGATGGATGGGAACTTAATCTTATGATTTGTTCAATCTCACTATTCTCATCAAATATTGATCGTTGCATATCAGCAATATCAGCAATATCACTTATACCAGTCCCAGGGGTTAATCCTCGTTGGGCATATAAAGGTACAGCAGTAATCTTATTATATGGATTTGGAACTGAATCTGTCGTTATTGAATCACCGATTGCGATTACTGTATCTGTTCTATCTTTATAATAAATCTTATATTCTTTTTTATCCGATGTATTAGACACAAGGACTTTAAGCATTGATAGTTCATAAGCACCATTATCTAGTCTATCATATGTCCAATCGGTCACATTCGGTGGTGTAATGACTGATACATAAGGTCTTATTCCGTTATCAATTTCATCTTGTCGTGTAGTCATTTCCACATTGGGTCTATCAACTACAATCCATGTATGTCCATAAACAGATGCTAATATACTCGCTTGTTTAATGAACTGATTCCAATTTCTACCCTCTCTATCAGCATCTTCAAGGAAATCTGGTAGTATTGGGTCATTCTCTAATGATTCAAACACCCTTACTGGTAGTTCTGTATAGATAAATGAAGAATATATTTGAACAATAGATGCACAATGATTATCTAATGGGGTTTGGTTAACTCGTTTTCTATAATCTGCATCATTCTCAAACTTATACCTAGTTAGATATGCTTGTTTTTTATATGCATCACCACCTTGAAATGAGTTCATATAGAACTGCCAATTAGGTAATTGTGCTTTATATTGTGTGTTTAGTTCTTCTAGTTGTTGATTGTTATACATATCATTTCCTTAAATTATATTTATTAAAAAGTTCCCATACCAAAGGTCTCTGATTCATCAAATTCCCCCTTATCTCTTCTGATTGGGAACAAATACTCACATAGATAACCGAAGTTATCACTGTAATGGTCATATCCACTTGTTTTATCAGGTATTTGCGTATCAGGCTTATATTCGTGTTTGATTAATGAGTTTATTAATTCCTTGCACTTCGGATCAATTTTAACCTTACCTGAATGGAATGCTGAGTTGACTGCATTGTTCCTATCTTTCACTTCTGGGTGTCGTCTATGGTACTTTGTTCTAAATCCTGCTTGTTCTAGTATTTTAATATCTGTTTGTCCATTGGCAGAAGTTTTTCTTTGTACACCAGCAGGATCGGGATATACAATAATCTTGTTATCTGGGTATCTATTTTTAATTTCTACTGCCATTTCATTTGTATTACTACCATACATTGTAATTTCATCTATGATATGCAGACCAGTGCTATTTTTAATACCGACTGATGCTGTCATTGGGGATATATTAAAATCCATTCCTATATGTAGGTTTTTAATCCTTCCAAGTGCACCCTTATATGGCACAACATGTGTCTTAGGATCAAATGTGTAGTATATTGATCCTGCATATGTCTCAAATGATGCAAGGTATTCTTGCCTGAATGTTCTCTCATCTAAGTCGTGTTCTGCTTGTTCTATTTCTGCTACTGGTACTCTGCCACCATCTAATGTGGTGTATTGCCAACTCTGCCACCCCTGCAGTCGTTGTTGTCCTTTCTGGTACATATCATATGACCAATTACCTTTGCCAGCAGGGGTGGATATGAACAATGCACTACCTCCTGTATCAGATAAGGTTGGTCTTAGTACTTCTGTCCATGTATCAGAGTGAATGTATGCAAACTCATCTAATACTACATGATCCAACCCAACCCCTCGAAGTGAATCAGGGTTATTAGCCCCTTTAAGTGCTATAGTACTTCCGTTTACTAATATTGCTGTTAGTTCAGTTTCATTGGTATCTGCTAACCAGTTTAATTTTCTTAATTTAGCCTTTAATGGTTTCCACATTACCTGTTTTGATTGTCTATAAGTAGGACTTACATAAAACAACTGTTTATCAGGGAATCGTGCCACTTTCCCTAGTTCTCGCATTGCCAAATAAGTTTTACCTGCACGACGACCTGCCATCACCACTTTAAATCGTTCTTCGGCATCGGTAACTGTTTGTTGCCATTGACTAAGCATCAGTCATCCTTTGTGTTTAGTAGGTCTTGTGCTAGTTTAAGTATCACCCCGAATATAAGTCCGACAACTAATGCAATGATGCATTCAGATGGCATGTTGATCCAACCACATCTTCACCCCAGATACAGTGTAACCGATATATTGGTTATCATCTGTATATACTGATGGTGTATATAGAATTGGTTCTTTTGTTTTACGATAGAATTCATCACTATCTTCTAACCAATAACGGATATTCAACCGTTGTAGATCGCTTTCTAAACGAATCATATTTGCTGAACCTATGTTACCTACTATTTTCATTATTCATCGTCCCATGGAAGTGGTTGTTTAGCATCATCATTCTTAACGCCATTATCTGATTGGTCTAAATAATTCTTACCTAGCCATATAAGAAGTGTTTTATCCCCTGCTAATGCCATTGATACTTGTTTTTGTCTGATTCGTTGTTTAACCTTTGTTTGGGTTTGAATAACTGTTTGGGTGAAATGCTTACGAATCACCGCTTCTGATACACCAAAGTATTTTGCCATATCAGTCATAGGACAAAAGTATTTTGCAAACATTTCAATTTCTTTATATGATATAACTACCCCTTCCTTGTCTGCCTTTTTAGAGTTGTATTTCTTGATGAACAACCCTCTTTTGGTTACAGTGTAGTCTTCTTCTTTTAATGTAGCAGATGTCATGCTGATCTGTCCCTTATAAATATTCTAAAATACCTTTCTTCTGTAAGGTTATTTGATGTTGTGATGGTATTAGTAATACGATAATGATTTCCTACTGTACCGCCTGATAACACGATGTATGTTGTGTTTAAAAGGGGGTCAAAACCATTAGATGAGGTGGTCATTGGTGTATTATCATTCTCAATACTTTCAATTCCCCAACTACTGGTTACGACCACATTATTTACTGCGATCCATTCCCCCCAATCAATTGTATAATCCAATGTTGCTTGTGGGTCTTGCTGTATGTAATTCCCTATTCTGTCTTTTAAAAATCCTGTAGTCATTATGCTGCATTCCTTGTTTGTATTTTACTAGGTATCACTAATACCCTTGTTGCTTCACTGATGCTTATTATCCGGGTTTCAGGTGCAACAGTTATATATCTATTGTAATCCGTGGTTTTGAATAACCCACTAGTTGTTTGGG